CGCGGGGCGACACGAGAGAGGCCCCCCGGGGTGAGAGCGGCAGGGCGAGCGCGGGCTGGCACGCGGGTCCCAATCCCGCGGGGTCAAGGTTTCCAATCCTTCTCCCGCCACTCGCCCGAAAGGGCAGAAACTCCCGGCGATGGCCGGATGAAAAAAGCAGAAGAGGAGGAACATGGTCGACATTTTAACCAACACAGACGCCGTGCAGATCCTCGAGGACCAGCTCCCGAAGCTTGGTGAGCTCCAGCGGGAGCGCCTCCTCGGGATCGCCCAGGGGATCGCACTGGCGACAGGGAGGAGCGACGAATGCGCAGAACGTACGAATGGCGGTGCACCGTCGCCGTCCAGGAAGTCGACGGAATGATCTCCGTCGACATGATGACAATCGAGGCGGGGCCGCTGCCGGAGGTCGAACGAAAGATCGACGAGATGATGGCCAGCCGGCTGCAGAGTGACCCATATCTGGAGCGCTGGCGGCTGATCGGCGTGGAGCTGGCCGACGACAGCACCGAGAGCCTCGAGAAGATGTTCCGGGTGTGATCCCGGAGGAGCAAAGAGAAGGGGGACGGGATGATTCTTCGGGAAGCAGAAGCCCAGGAGTATCTCAGACTGGGAAGGACGAAGACGCGGGAGGTGGCCAAGGCCGCCGGCGCCGTGGTGCACTTCGGCCGCGCGGTCAGATATAACTCGGATGCCCTCGACCGATACATCGCCGGCCTCACAGAGGGAGGAAACGATGACCGCGGAGGAACTGATCGAATACCTGCGGCAGTTTGACCGGTCCGCCCAGGTGGTGGCCGTGCTGGATCAGGCGTACAGCACGGAGCTGCGCCTGACCGTAACGGAGACGATCTGCAGGCAGTACAGCAGCCAGCCGGTCAGCTTTAAGCGCTACATCGGGCAGCGGGTGCATATCCGCGTGGGCGGCCCGATGGCGGAGCAGGTCCTGACCGGAAGGATATCGAGGATCGAGGACTTTTACACCACCGTCCGCGTCGGGCGGGAGGACTTCCGGGTGGCTCCGGATGCCATAGCAGAGGCCGGACACGGCCAGGCAGACGAGGAGGCGAGGACATGCTTGAGGATATTCTGACGATGATCATCATGCTCGGCATCATCATCGTCGGCGGGGCGATCGCCCTGGTCGTCGGGGCCGTCCTGATCTCGGAGTGGCCAGATGATAAGGACGACGGAGGTGAGGCATGAGATGGGAGGATGAGGTGGCCAACATCGCGGCCACAGAGCCGAGCGCCATGGAGGCCCTGCGGAAGATCTCCCAGACGCTCGCACACCACAGACAGGCCGATGCCGTGGCCAGGGCCGCGCGGATCCCGGCGACCATCCTGTCGAGGATGCACCACGAGACGGAGAAGACCTGCAACATCCGGACGGCCGAGAGGATCCTGCTCGCACTCGGTTATAGGCTGGCGATCGTGCCGATCGGGCAGCGGAACAGGGCAGATTGGAGGGAAGAAACAGATGGACCTGCATCGGAGGCTCTGGGAGGAGACCCCGGAGCAGAATGAGCACAGACCGCCGCCGGATCTCACGAGACGGCTGACGGCTGACACGATTAACGAGGACGGCCTCATGCTTTTGTGCGAGCGCCTCCTCAGAGACACCGCGGATGTCTATGTCCGCGCGCTGGCAGGCATCGAGCGTTACCAGCGGAGAGCCGTGGACCCGGACGACATGCCGGAGAGCATCGAGTCCTGGTATTTTGAATCGCCGGCCGTGCTCTATTGCGGAGCCGATCCGGTCAAGATCATCTTATCATTGAGGCGGAAAGCCATGGAGGAGAGAGAAAAATGCAAGGGATCATCACAGAAAAGAAGACAATACAGAAGATTGGTAAAGTAAAGCTAAAAGCGGCCAGGGACGGCGCGCTGCTCGGCTTTTTTATTGGGGGAACCATCGCGGTCCTCAGCCTCGCGTGCTATGCCGTGGCGCAGCTGGAGGATCCGGGCCGAGCCGTCGGGGCGATCTGGGCGGTCTGGTGCTTCCTGCTTTTTAACTTTTGGTATGCCAACTCGCCGGCGCGGAAAGCGATCGACGCCTGGAGGGCAAAAAGAAAGAGCGCCGTCCGCCGTTAGAACGCCGCTCCTCTCGTAAGGGAAGAAATCCTTCAGGATAACGATGAGAGTCATTAATCACTAAGGGATATCACGAAATAAGTATAGCATATAAGCCGTTTTAAATCAAATCGGAGGGCAGAACATGAATATATGGTGCGGAATTGGACGCCTCGGGAAGGATCCCGAGGTCCGCTACTCCCAGGGCGAGAACCCGACAGCGGTCGCGCGGTTCTCCATCGCGATCGACCGGTGGGACGGCCGGCAGAGCGTCACGGACTGGTTTGACATCACGGCCTTCGGCAAGACGGCCGAGACAATCGAGCGGTATCTGTCCAAGGGGCGCCGCGTCGGAGTGACCGGCCACCTGCAGCGGAACACCTACCAGAACAGGGACGGCCAGACCGTGACCGTGACGCAGATCATCGCCGACCGGATCGACTTCTGTGACTCCGCCAACGACGGAGGGCAGGGAGCAGCTCCGGCACGGCAGGCCCAGGGCGGCCAGTATCAGCAGCAGGGGCAGCGGTCCCAGGGAAGGCCCGCGGGGCAGCGGCAGGCCTACCAGCAGCCGCCGAGGGATGACGGCTTTATCAACGTCCCTGACGGCATCGACGAGGAGCTTCCCTTCCGATGATCGCGCACGTAGAGATCCCGATCAAGCTCCCGGGACTCAATGACTGGGTCCGGGAGTTAAACCGGAGCCGCCTGGCCGGGAACAGCATGAAGCAGGCCTATCAGAGGCGGCTGGCCTACTATCTCGAGGTTCTGCCGGATCTGCCGAACCCGGTCAGGATCACCTTCACCTGGTGCGAGGCCAACCGACGGCGAGATTATGACAATATTGCCTTCGCGAAAAAATTTATTCTCGACGCGCTTGTTCGCCTCGGGAAGCTGCCCGACGATAACCGGAAGCACGTGATCGGATTCACCGACCGCTTCGCGCTGGCGGATGACTATGGCGTCATCCTGGACATCGAAGAGGTCACGGATCCGGCGGAGTGGGAAGATAACAGGAAGACTACAGGGAGGAAACGATGAGCGAAACCAGAGGCTTTTATTTTTTGGAGAGCTATGAGGATGCTATCAACGATCTGGATCCGGAGGACCAGCTCGCCCTCTATAAGGCCATCAGCCGTTACGCGCTCTATGGTGAGGAGCCGGAGCTGACCGGCATCGCCAGGACGATCTGGAAGCTGATCCGCCCGAACCTCGACGCCTCACGGAAGAGGCAGGAAGACGGAGCGAAGGGCGGCCGGCCGAGGAAGGACGTGGGCCAAAATGAGACCGGATCTCAAGAGCAAGCCGCGGATCCGCGCGTTGACGCCGGAGAAAAAACTAAAAAGGGTGGTTTTTTGGGTTCAAAAACCATGGCTTCCGAAAGCCAAAAAGCGAATATGAATATGATAAAGGATCATGAAATGGAGGATGATGGTTGTAGTGACGCGCCCGCGCGCGAGACCACGACCACCACGCTCCGCCCGACTGTCGAGGAGGTAGAGCGCTACTGCTCCCAGAGCGGCATCCGTGGAGTCGATGCGGCCCGCTTCATCGCATACAACGACGGCCGCGGCTGGAAGATCGGAGACAAGGCCGCCGAGGACTGGACGGCACTCCTCCGGCTATGGATCGCCCAGGATGGAGAGCGCCGCGGCAGATCCACGCCCAGGCGGTCGCCGACGGGCACCTTTGGAGCCTTCCAACAGCGGCAGTATGACGCCGACGATCTCGAGAAGATACTACTCTCGGCGGGGAGGTCGTCATGAAGCTGCCGCGATATATGATATTCAAGGTCGACAGCAACCGGAAGGGCACGAAGCTGCACGTCCGGGAGCTTACAACCGCAGAGGTCGACAGGATCATCAAGGGCGCGGAGGAGTTCGACCGGATCATGACGGAGCTGGGCAACTGCAACAATTGCAGCCGCGCGCCTGGCTGCGGCTGGCTGCCGGCATGGGGCGAGGACGTCCGGATCAACTGCCCGCTATGGGCGGAAGCTGGAGGACATGGAGCAGGCCGAAGCGGGAACGACTGAAAGCGAGGAGGCAGACAGCGAAGGATGACCGTAAAGCGTATGATCGAAACGATCCCGAGGAGACTGGAGGGGCTGCTCCGGGCGAACGGGATGAAGCAGAAGGACCTGGCGGACGAGATCGGAGTAACAGAGGTAACCGTCTCCAGATACCTGTCGGGCCAGAGGTCGCCCAGGGCGCCCTACATCATCAGGATGGCGCGGTCGCTAGCAACCACGCCGGATTACATCCTGACCGGTGTGTTGAGAGCGTCGGACGGAACGATGCTCTACGAATGCGACCCGGAGAAGAATCCAGAGTGCAGAAAAACAGGATGCGCCCGTGGAGCGGCGCGAGGGAAGTGTTACATGACATCAAAGGAGTCAGCAAGAGCAGAATGAGACTGGACGGGCAGATGACACTGGGCGACGTTAATCCTGAGTATCAGGCGTTCGTCGACAAATTCAAACCGAAGAAGACGACGGACGACTGCTACACGCCGGCGCGCGTCTATGACGCGATCCTGGGCTGGGTCGTGCGGGAATACGGCATAGATCCGGAGAAGGTCATCCGGCCGTTCTGGCCGGGCGGGGATTACCAATACGAGAGCTATCCTGAAGGCTGGACCGTGGTTGACAATCCTCCGTTTTCGATCCTGTCAAGAATCTGCAAGGATTACCAGGCGGCTGGCGTCCGGTTCTTCCTTTTCTCGCCATATCTGACAAACTTCAGTTGCGGCCGCGGCATCACCCACATCATCACCGCCTCGTCGATAACTTACGAGAATGGGGCCGTGGTCGACACGGCCTTCCTGACGAACCTCGACGAGCACTTCGAGATCCGAGGCTGCCCGGAGCTGGGCGCCATCATCGAGGCGGCAGACCTGGAGGAGCAGAAGACGAAGAAGGCGCCGCCGTTGCCGAAGTACAACTATCCGGACGAAGTGATCACTCCGGCGACGATCGGATACCTGGCGAAGCACGGCGTCCGGATCGATATCCCCTTCGATGAATGTTATTTCATCCGGACGCTCGACGCCCAGAGGGCGGCAGGCAAATCTATATTCGGGGGGGATATTTACTATCCGAACAGAAAGCAAGCGAGCGAGCGGCAGCGGAGCGAGCGGCAGCGGAGCGAGCGGCAGCGACAAGATGGCAGTTATCACCACAGGAGCGGAGAATCGTGGAGGGGCTGAGCAGGAGATGACGATGGAGACGAGATGGATGTCCGGAGCTAAGGCGCTCCGGGAGTCGAGGCAGGAAGAGGACAAGCAGACGACCACGAGAGGCAAAAGGGCATGGCTCTATCGTCTCCGCGATGCCAGGCGCGCCGAGGCCGAGCTGGTCGCCGAGATCAACCAGCTGGAGGCCGACGCGATCCTGCCGTCGACCAGGATCGACGGGATGCCGCACGGGAGGATGGCCGACACTGACCTATCCGGATTTGCTGCGAGATACGATGAGCTCTATCGCCGGATCCGGGAACAGCTAAGCCTCCGGATTGAGATCCAGCGCGAGGTGACCGAGGCCATCGAAGCAGCTCCGCGGCTGAACGAGGCTCAGAGGTGCGTGCTCCGCTATTACTTCGTCATGGGCAAGAGCATCGAGGAGATCTGCGTGGCCATGTCATACAGCTACCGCCATGTGGTCCGGCTGCGGAAGCAGGCCATCGAGGCCTTCGACCTTCCGGATCGTGTCCTTCAATGTCCTACCGAGTTAACATAAAATGTATGCAGTGAGGATCGGGAGATCGGAGCCATACCGCAACATTACCTTCATGAGAAGCAGGTCAGAGATGACCTGCTTTTAATTTGCCATGAAATTCTACGAGAGCCAGCGCTGGAAGCGCAAACGCGCGGCCATCCTGCGCCGTGATAAATATCAATGCCAGGAATCGAAACGCTACGGCCGGATCATCCAGGCCGACACGGTCCACCACATTTTTCCGCGAGAGCACTATCCAGAGTTTGAATGGTGCGACTGGAATCTGATCAGCCTGGCGGGGCCGGTGCACAACGAGATGCACGACAGGCTCACGCACGAGCTGACGCCGAAGGGCATGGCACTGCTCCGGAGGACCGCGAAGCGTCGCGGGATTACTCTCCAGAACTGACATTCGAAAAGAAACGTATTGACGAAACCGCGCGGACCCCGCCCCCTCTTTTTTTCCGGGCCCTGACCCACAGGACACCGGGGCGGGCAGGTCTTTATACGCGCGGCCAAATTCTGGGGAAAGGGGGCCCCGCGGGAGGTGATCGGGCCTTGAAGGCGGCCACTTGGAAGAAAAGAATCGTGAAAGCCTGCGAAGAGGCCGGTACATATCGCGAGTGCTTCGTGAGTGTTATCGATACTTTGGCAAATCTTATGGAGAAGCGGGATAACGCAAAGCAGCTCTTTGAGGAGAGCGGCGGCCAGACGGTCATCGAGTACACCAACAAGATCGGAGCGACCAACATGGTGAAGAATCCGGCGCTGGTCGTCCTGATGGACTGCGACACTCTCGCCCTCTCATACTGGCGGGATCTCGGCCTGACACCGGCAGGGCTCAAGAAGCTGAAGGCCGACGCCATGAAGGAGGAAAACCGGCAGAGCTTCGGGGACGTGCTCGCCAGTCTCGGAATTTGAGGAAAAAGCAGTATAAGGACGTCGCCGTCAAGTATGCGGACGACGTCATCCGCGGGGATGTCGTGGCCGGTGCCGACATCGTGAACGCATGCAAAAGATTCAAGGCCGATCTCGAGCGTGAGGATCTGGAGTTCAGGACGGCCCAGGCGGACGCCGCCTGCAGCATCATCGAGGGCATCTTCGTGCACCGCAAGGGCGAGGCCCTCGACGGGACGCCGCTACTCGGGAAACCCTTCCTGCTGGAGCCCTGGGAGATCTTCATCATCTACAACCTGCTCGGCTTTTGGTATCGAGGAACGGATGAACGCCGCTATAAGGAGGCGTTCATCATGCTCGGCCGAAAGAACGGGAAGACGAGCTTCATCGCGGGCCTCGCCTTCGCGGTCGCCATCATCCAGCGCCGCGCCGGCTCCACCGTCTACGTCGTGGCCGCCGCACTGAAGCAGGCGCTCGAGAGTTTTAATTTTATGAAATTCGCCCTGAGCTATAAGGGCATCATTGACGACTTCGAGGTGCACGATAATTCGTTCGAACATTCGATCAAGTACACCTTCACGAAGGACGGCAGACCGGACGGGACGCTCGAGATCCAGATCATGGCGTCTAATCCGGACGCACAGGATTCTTTCAACTGTAACTTCGCGATCGCCGACGAGGTGGCCGCCTATAAAAAGCCGGCTCAGTACAACCGTTTTAAAGAAGCCATGAAGTCCTACACCAACAAGCTGATGATCGGCATCACGACAGCAGGCGACAACATCAACAGCTTCGGCCATGGCCGGATGGAGTACGCCGTGAAGGTGGCCGCCGGGATCGTGGAGGACGACAGCCTTTTTTCCTTCGTAGCCAAAGCTGACCAGGGCGAGAACGGGGACGTCGACTATCTCGACCCGATTCAGCACCAGAAGGCCAACCCGAATTATGGAGTAACCATAAGGCCGGCGGATATGATGCAGGAAGCGAGGCAGGCCCAGAACGACCCGCAGCAGAGGAAGGATTTTCTCTCCCGGTCGCTCAACATCTACACGGCGGCCATGAAGGCCTACTTCGATATTGAGGAGTTCCGGGCATCCGATGCCCGCTATGACTGGAGCCTCGAGGAGCTGGCGAAGCTGCCGGTCGCCTGGTATGGAGGCGCGGACCTGTCCCGCGTCCACGACCTGACCGCCGCCGCCCTCTACGGCCAATATGGCGACACGGAGATCATCATCACGCACGGCTTTTTTCCAGTGACCGCCGCCGTCCATAAAGCGGAAGAGGATAACATCCCGCTTTTTGGCTGGGCGGATGATGGCTGGTTGACGCTGTGCAATTCTCCGACGGTCAACTATTCCGATGTCGTGAGCTGGTTCTGTGAGATGCGGGGCCGCGGATTCAAGATCAAACAGGTCGGGCACGATCCAAAATTTGCCGGAGAGGAATACATCCCGCTGATGCAGGCGAAGCATTTCCGGATCGTGGATCAGCCGCAGCTCTACATCAAAAAATCAAAGGGTTTCAGAAAGATCGAGAAGGCGGCCAAGGATGGCCGCCTCTACTATCTGCATTCGGAGGCCTATGAATATTGCGTCTCGAACGTATCAGCGATGGAGAAGCAGGACGACATGATCCAGTACGAAAAGGTCCAGCGGAACATGAGGATAGATCTCTTCGACGCCTCCGTCTTCGCGTGCGTCCGGGCGATCGAAGACGGAGAAAAGCGCGATAAGGCCCGCGCATGGTTTGGGGAGTGATATGAGCAGAAAAAGAAAAAAGCAAATCAGAAGCGACACCACGCCGACGAGTAAGGTGGCCTACCTGCTGAGCGATGAGGCCTACCAGACCCTGTGTGTCAGCGGCTACACATCACTGGACAAATGTCCGGAGATCATGACCGCCTGCCGGCGCGTGGCCGAGATCATCGGCAGCATGACGATCTACATCATGAGCAACACAGACCGCGGGGACATCCGGATCGTGAACGAGCTCAGCCGCGCGATCGACATCGAGCCGATGCCGACCATGACGCGGAAGGCCTGGATGGAGGCCATCGTCATGAACCTCCTCCTCTATGGTGGCGGCAACTCGATAGTCGTGCCGCATACCTACCGGGGGTATCTGCAGAGCCTCGAGCCGATCGCGGCCTCCCGGGTCAGCTTTGTGCCGGACTCCGGGAGCTATCGCGATTATACGATCCTGATCGACGGCAAGGCCCACCGGCCGGACTCCGTGCTTCACTTCGTCCACAACCCGGATGAGCTTTACCTCTGGAAGGGCCGCGGGATGCAGGTCAGTCTCCGAGACCTGGCTCACAACCTGCGACAGGCCGCCGAGACGGAGCGGGGCTTTATGGCATCGAAGTGGAAGCCCTCGATCATCGTCAAGGTTGACGGCCTCACCGATGATTTCGCGAGCCCGGAGGGCCGGAGGAAGCTGCTGCAGCAGTACATCGAGAGCGCCGAAGCGGGCGAGCCCTGGATGATCCCGAGCGAGCAGTTCAGTGTCGAGCAGGTCCGCCCGCTAAGCCTGGCAGACCTTGCGATCAACGATACCGTAGCGCTAGACAAGCGCATGGTCGCCGCGATCATCGGCGTGCCGCCCTTCCTTCTGGGAGTCGGGGACTACAGCCAGGACGCCTGGAACTCGTTTATACAGACCACGGTCCGGACGATCGTGACAGGCATCCAGCAGGAGATGACCAGGAAGCTGATCATCTCGCCGAACTGGTATGTCAAGTTTAACACCCTGTCGCTCATGGACTGGGATCTCAACACGCTCTATACAGTCTTCGCCGGCCTCGCCGACAAGGGCATCGTGACGGGCAACGAGGTCCGCGACCGGATCGGCATGGCACCGCTCGACGGGCTCGACGAGCTCCGGATCCTCGAGAACTACATCCCGGCCGACCGGATCGGCGACCAGGCAAAGCTAATAGGAGGTTAAGACATGGCAGACATGCAGATGAGAACGCTGCGGCCTATCCCGACAGAGATGCAGATCCGGGAGGCCGACAACGGCGAGAAACGGATCGAGGGATACTTCGCTGTTTTTAACTCAAACTATGAAATCTGGGATGGAATGACGGAGAGCATCGCGCCCGGTGCCTTCGACAGCTCTATCTCTGATGATATTCGTGCGCTGGTCAATCACGACACGACGCTCGTGCTGGGACGAACCAAGGCGCACACGCTCGAGCTCCGCGCAGATGAGCGCGGCCTGTGGGGCTCCGTCGTCATCAATCCGAACGATGCCGACGCGATGAACCTTTACAGCCGCGTCCAGCGGGGAGATGTCGACGGGTGCAGCATCGGGTTCAACATCCTGAAGCAGTCCACGGACTACCGAGAGGACGGGACTGTTCACTTCACCATTGAAGACGTGAAGCTGTTCGAGGTCAGCGCGTGCACTTTCCCGGCGTATGAAGAGACAAACATCACCGCACGCTCGCAGGAGCGGGCCGACTTTATCACGGCCAGGCTCGAGCAGCGTCGGACAGCACTGAAAGAGAGGATTAAATCATGGCAGCACTGAAAGTCCTGATCCTCCGGAGGAAAATTGACCAGAAGCAGAAGGCCCTGGACGCCCTCCGGGCAAAGGATGCCGAGTTTGAAAAGAGAGAAGCGGATATCGCCGCCGCAGCCGAGGAGGCCGAGACGGAGGAGGACATGACCGCCGTCGAAGAGTCCGCCGACGCCCTTGAGGCAGAGCTCGGGGCCCACGCAGAAGCGAAGGGCCAGCTGGAGCGCGAGATCGGCGAGCTCGAAGATCAGCTTGAGGCCGAGGAGGCCGAACAGAACACCACGCCGGATCCGCAGACTCGAGGAGCCGCGCCGGCTAAAAACATCACCACCAGAGAGGAGAGCTTCACCATGCAGAAAGCATTCAAAAACATGACCATTGAGCAGCGCGACGCTTTTATCGCCCGCGAGGACGTCAAAGCTTACCTGACGGAGATCCGCGCCTGCATCAAAGAGCACCGCGCCCTGACGAATGTGGGGCTGACCATCCCGCGCGTAATGCTGGGACTGCTCCGTGAGAATATCGCGGATTATTCCAAACTTTACCGGCACTGTGACGTCCGGCCCATCGGCGGCGAGGGCCGTCTGGTCATCGCGGGGACCGTTCCGGAGGCAGTATGGACCGAATGCTGCAAGACGCTCAACGAGCTTAACCTCGTGTTCAACGACGTCGAGGTCGGATGCAACAAGGTCGGCGGCTACTTCGCCGTTTGCAATGCAGTCCTGGAGGATTCCGATATCGACCTCGCCGCCTACCTGATCGAGGCTCTCGGCCAGGCCATCGGTCTCGCGCTTGACAAGGCGATCCTGTACGGCACCGGCACGAAGATGCCGCTCGGCGTCGTGACCCGTCTAGCTCAGACCGCAGCACCGGATGATTATCCGGCCACGGCCAGACCGTGGGCAGACCTGCACACTGCTAACATTAAGAGCATCACTGCGGCAAATTCCGAGGGCGTCAAGCTCTTCCAGAACATCATCACCGGATCCGGAGCAGCCAAGGGCAAATACAGCCGCGGCATGAAGACCTGGGTAATGAACGAGACCACTTACACCGCGCTGATCGCCCAGGCGGTCGCCGTCAATGCTGCCGGCGCTATCGTGGCCGGTGTCAACGGCGTGATGCCCTTCATCGGCGGCGACATCGAAGTCCTGAGCGTTATTCCGGACAACGTCATCATCGGCGGCTACTTCGACCTCTACCTGCTGGCAGAGCGCGCCGGCGAGAAGTTCGCCCAGTCTGAGCATGTGAGATTTATCGAGGATCAGACCGTCTTCAAGGGAACGGCCCGGTATGACGGTAGGCCGAAGATCGCTGAGGCCTTCGTGGCTATCGGCATCAATGGAACGACCCCGAACGCCACTATGTCCTTCGCGCCGGACACGGCTAACGCGTGATCCCTACCGAAGAGCAGGCGAGCACCATCCTCGACCTCTTAAAGGTCGACCTCGGCATCACCGCCGGGGCTTACGATCCGCGGCTGACCGCTATGATCCGGGCGGCCGCGGTCCAGATCGAGACAGAGGGAATCACACTTAATCCGGAGGAGATCGGGGATCAGCAGATCCTCGTCATGTATGCCGCCTGGATGTGGCGGAGGCGGGACACGATGGAGGGGATGCCGCGCATGCTGCGGTACATTCTCAACAATCGACTTTTTGCGGAGAAGGTGTAAGAGATGGATGACGTCCTGACTTTAATCACTACGCTCCCGGCTACCCGGGACGAGAATGGGGTGATGCGGACGAAAGACGAGAGGCGTGAGGTCTTTTGTGATCGGCAGAGCATCACCCGCGCGGAGTATTTCGATGCCGGCCGTGCTGGCCTTAATCCGGAGTTTATGGCACGCGTGGCCCGCGTGGACTATAACGGCGAGTCTGTCGTACAGTACCGCGGCAGGGGCTACGCGGTGTATCGCACATACCTCCCGGAGGGCAGCGATTACATCGAACTTTATCTCCGGCGGGAGGGAGGAACGAATGGTTATTAATTCTTCCAAGTTCGATTTTTCCGACTATGTCGAGAAAATGCTGCAGGAGTATGGCCAGGACGTCGTCACGGAGATGACCGAAGCGATCAACGAGGTGGCGAAGGAAGCGGCCAAAAAGCTGCAGGCAGAGTCCCCGAAAAGCAGCGGAGAGTATGCCAAAGGCTGGGCTGTTAAGTTCGAGCGCGGCCGGCTGAAGTCCTCGGCCATAGTCTACGGCAAAAGCGGGACCTATCAGCTGGCCCACCTGCTTGAAAAGTCCCACATCCTGAGAAACGGGAAAAGGACATCGGAAGGCCATGGCCAGGTCGTGCACATCGCGCCCGTCGAGGAGTGGGCCATCGAAGAGGCTCACGAGCGAACAATCCAAAGACTGGAGAAGACGAGAGTATGACCACGCAGGACATCGCGGACATGATGGAGGAGCTAAGCATCCCGACCGCCTATTATCAATTTAAAGACGGAAAAGTGGCCCCGCCCTTCGCGGTCTTTTATTATCCCGACAACGCAGACATGGCCGCCGACAATCAGAATTATGTCAAGATTCCGGAGCTGGTCATCGAGTTATGCGTGGACGATAAGGACTTCAGGCTCGAGGCGGAGGTCGAGCAGCTGCTCGCCGACCACGGGCTGGTCTATGACCGTGACGAGACGTGGAACAGTTCAGAACGCATGTATATCATCACATACAGCACGAGCTTCGTGCTGACGGAGGAATAAAAAAATGGCAGGAACGGACAATAAAATCCGCTTTGGTCTTAAAAATGTTCATTATGCAACGGCCACCATCGCGGCCGACGGATCGGCGACCTACGGCACGCCCGTGCCCGTCCCCGGCGCCGTCTCGCTGACGCTGGATCCGGAAGGCGACCGCACGCCTTTTTATGCGGACGATATTGAGTATTGGGTAGACCCGGGAAACACCGGCTACTCTGGGACCCTTGAGATGGCCCTCTTCCCGGACACCTTCCGGAAGGACGTCTTCGGCGAGATCGAAGACGCGAACGGCGTCCTCTACGAGGACCAGGACGCGGAGGCGAAGCACTTTGCTTTGTTGTTTCAGTTCGAGGGCGATAAGAAGGCCCGCCGGCATGTGTTTTACAACTGCACGGCCGCCCGCCCGTCCACGACCGGAGCGACCAAGGAGGCCAACGTGACGCCGCAGACCGAGAGCTCCGCGATCACCGCGACCTCGATCTATATCGAGGGGCTCGACAAAAACGTCGTTAAATCCACGACGGAAGCCGGCGGCGCTAAATACGACGATTGGTTTACTGCGGTAGTTCTCCCGGCGGCCGCAGCGACCAATCCGTGACGGAGGGGACATGCATGAGCTACGGCGTGGTTAAGATCGGCGGCGTCGACGTCCCCATGGCGGCGAACGCTGCGACCCCGATCCGGTACAACCAGATCTTCCGCGACGGCTACTACAAGACTGTCACGGATGGAACGATTACGACAGAACAGAGAATCGAGTTTTTTGAAAAGGTCGGCTTCGTGATGGCGAAGCAGGCCGAGAAGGCCGACATGTCGAAGATCCGGGAGGAGGATTTCTTCACATGGCTCGAAGGATTCGAGGTGAACGACCTGATCAACGCCGTCGACGACATCGCCGACGTCTACCAGAACAACCAGGCGAGAGAGTCAGTCCCAAAAGAGCAGGCCGCCCAACCGACCGGCCGATGACGGCGGCCCTCTACTATCTCCGATGCCTCCAGATGGGCCTCCGCCTGGAGGATCTGGAGCAGATCAGCGAGGGCATGGTGATCGACATGCTGGTGGAACAGGGCAACGATGGAGAGAAGTGGCAGCCGGTAGCCACTCAGGACGATTTTGACAGATTCTAGGGAGGTGGCCAATGCCGTCTAACAGAATAAAGGGCATCACGATCGAGATCGGCGGCGATACCACCAAACTGTCGAAGGCCCTCTCCGGAGTCGATAAAGATCTCCGGAGCACACAGAACAGCCTGAAGGACGTCAATAAGCTCCTAAAGCTGGATCCGGGGAACGTGGAGCTGCTCCGGCAGAAGCAGGGGTATCTCACCGACGCGATCGACCAGACAAAGAAGAAGCTCGACATAGAGCGGGACGCCCTGAAACAGCTCGCCGAGGCCAATGGAGCCGACGAGCCGACCGAGGAGCAGAAGGCCCTCGCCCGTGAGATCGCCGAGACAGAGAAGAAGCTGGAAAGCCTGGAAGACGAGTATAAAGAATTTGGCTCTGTAGCGGCCCAGCAGCTGAAGCAGACCGGCGAGAAGATGAAGGAAGTCGGCGGCAAGATCTCCGACGTCGGCACCGGCCTGACCAAGAACGTGACCGCTCCGATCGCAGCCGTCGGGGCCGCCTCCGTGGCGGCCTGGACAGAGGTCGACGAGGCGCTCGACACTGTCACGACCAAGACGGGCGCGACCGGCGAGGCCCTGGCCGACATGCAGGAGCGGGCGAAGAACATCGCCACCACCATCCCGACCAGCTTCCAGAGCGCGGCGGATGCCGTCGGCGAGGTCAACACGCGCTTCGGCCTGACCGGGCAGGAGCTCGAGGATCTATCGACCCAGTTCGTTAAATTCGCAGAGCTTAACGGGACGGACGTCACCCAGTCCGTCGATAGCGTCCAGGCGGCCATGGCGGCCTTCGGCGTGGAGACAGAGAGCGCCTCGGACGTCCTGGACATTCTCAACAAGGCCGGCCAGGACACGGGCACATCCGTCACGCAGCTGGCCGCCGACCTGACCACCAACGCGGTCGCGCTGCAGGAAATGGGCTTCGGGATCAACGACTCCGCCGGCCTGCTCGCCAACCTCAACAAAAACGGCCTCGATTCCAGCGCGGTCATGGGCGGCCTCAAAAAAGCCCTCCAGAACGCGACTAAGGACGGCAAGACCATGGACGAGGCGATGGCGGATCTGCAGAAGTCCCTCGCCGGAGCCAAGACCGACACCGAGGCCGCCCAGGCGGCTATGGAGCTTTTCGGCAACAAGGCCGGCCCGGCCATCGCGACAGCGGTCAGGGACGGGAAGCTGTCCTTCGACGAGGCCGCGAACTCCGTCTCGAACTGGGGCGACAGCGTCTCAAACACGTACACAGAAGTCCAGGACCCGCTCGACAGCCTGACCACCACCATGAACACCCTGAAGACCATCGGGGCCGACATCGTGGATTCTTCCGGCCCGCTCCTCGAGAAGACCCTCGGAGGACTCCGTGATGTCGTGAAGGATCTCTCTGAGAAGTGGGGAAGCCTCGACACCGACCAGCAGCAGGCGATCATCACCTTCGCCCTGGTCGCGGCCTCCATCGGCCCGATCCTGGTGGGTGTCGGAAACCTGATCACGGCGGTCGGCACCATCACCAGCACAATCGGGGCGGTCTCCGGAGCCATCACGGCGGCCGGCGGGCTGGTCCCTGCGATCACCGCGCTGGCGACCACGGCTGCGCCCTTCCTGATCGGCGGCGCCATCGTCGCGGGCATCATCGCGGCGGTCGTCCTGATCACCAAACACTGGGACGAGATCAAGGCCGGCGCGCAGGCACTTTTCGAAAAGATGCGCGAAGTTTGGGAAAATATTAAGACGACGATCACCACGACGGTTGAAAACGTCAAGACCGCGGTCTCGACCAAATTCGAGGAGATCCGGACGAAGATCACCGAGACGATCGAAGGCGTCAAGACCGCCGTCACGGAGAAATTCAACGCGATTAAGCAGAAAATCTCCGACACGGTGACGAGTATCAAGGAAGGCGTGACGAACAAATTCCAGGAAATGAAGACATCCGTCTCCGAGAAGTTCGACGCGATCAAACAGAAGGCGACCGACATATTCGACGGCATCAGGACGGCAATCACCGACAAGATCGAGAGCGCGAAGGAGTCGGTCCGGAACGCGGTCGAAAAGATTAAAGGATTCTTTAATTTTTCCTGGTCCCTGCCGCATATCAACCTTCCGCATTTTTCCATCGAGGGAGAATTTTCGCTCGCCCCGCCTTCCGTGCCGCACCTGGCCGTATCCTGGTATAAAAAGGCTTACGACCAGCCGATTCTGTTCACGCGGCCGACGGTCGTCCCTACGGCGGCCGGCCTCAAGGGCTTCGGCGACGGAGCTGGTGCGGAGGTCGTCCTGAGCGAGCGGAAGCTGCGGGCCATCGCCGGATCCGGAGCGACATACAGCCCAGTCTTTAACATTTACGCCCAGCCAGGCATGGACATCAACGCCCTGGCGGAGAAGATTCAGGCGCAGTTTGTAGCCTGGGAAGAGCAGAAGGAGGCCGCGGCGCTAGCATGAGACACTATTTGACATTCGACGGAGAAGACAGCCGGGACTTCGGCGTCTATATCAGCGGATCGGGGACATTCAGCGCCCCGGCCCGCGCCTATAATATGCTGCAGGTGCCGGGCCGGAACGGTGACATCGTGGGGCTCGAAAAGCGATTCGAGAACGCGGTGATCACTTATCCGGCTTTTATTTATTCCATCACGAAGGAAAACCTGAAGGCCTTTAGAAACATGCTCCTCAGCAAATTCGGATACTGCCGGCTGCAGGACAGCTATCACCCGGAGGAGTTCCGGATGGCCCTCTATCGCGGGCCCTTCGAGCCGGAGATGCTAGCCAATTTAAAGGCCGGCAGCTTCGACCTGACCTTCGACTGCAAGCCCCAGCGGTACCTGATCGAGGGCGAGCGCGAGATCCCGCTGGTCGATGGGATGAACCTGAGCAACCCGACCAGATTCGAGGCGAAGCCGGTCATCCTGGCGTCCGCGGCGAGCGGCACTGTCAGGATCCAGATGGGCGGCGTCACGATCGCCTTCAGCGGAGACGGCTACACCCGCCGGATCGACTGCGAAACCGGGAATTGCTACCGGCTCAGCTCCGGCGAGATCTATCCCGCGAACGGGGACGTCACCCTCACGGGCGGCTATGACTTCCCGGGCCTGCAGCCTGGAGGCAACACGATCCGGATCTCAGGCGGGTCCGGCACGATCATCCCGAGGTGGTTTGAACTATGATCCCTATTTTATACACTCCACTGCACGTCTCGCAGGGAAAGAGCGCGGCCCTATCCAACGGCCGCGGCAGGCTCCCGGATGCCATCAGCTGCACAGTCACGGAGGAGCGCAATGGCCCTTATGAGTTGGCCATGACCTACCCGGTCACGGGCGAGCTCTTCGAGGACATCCAGATGGGGAACTACATCGCCGTCATCCATGACGACGCCCACGACGTGCAGCCCTTCGAGATCTATGACGTAAGCAAGCCGATCAACGGCGTGGTGACCGTCAAGGCCAGGCATCTGAGCTATCTGCTCAACCATATCATTGCCCAGCCCTTCACAGCGGCCTCGGCAGCGGATGCCATGAGCATGCTGCAGACCCAGACGATCAACCGGCAGCCCTTCACCTTCTGGACGAACAAGGCCAGCGCCGGGACGATGACCGTCACCCACCCGACAGCCGTCCGGGAGCTGCTCGGAGGATCCCGTGGGAGCGTCCTGGACTGCTTCGGCACAGGGGAGTATCTTTTTGACTGGTTCGACGTCAAGCTCTACGCCGCCCGCGGCGCGGATCGCGACGTCTGGATCCGCTACGGATCAAACCTGGCAGATCTCACCGAGGAGAAGAGCGGCGGCACGCGCTACGACAGCGTGGTGGCCTACTGGGAGGACCCGCAGACGGGCACCTGCGTCTATACGCCGGTCGTCACCAGCGACGCCAGGACGACGGCCAGAACGGTCCCGCTGGATATGTCGGACGCCTTCGAGGCGGCTCCGACCGTCGCGGAGCTGACCGCCGCCGCCCAGGCCAAGATCAACGCGGCGAAGCCATGGCGGGTCAAGATCAATTATAAAATTGACTTCACCCAGCTCTGGCAGACTCCGGAATATGCCTCTGTGGCCGCCCTGCAGCGGGTCTATCTCTGTGACACCGTGCACGTCACGGCTCCGGCCTTGGGTATCGAGGACGTGACCGCGAAGGTCATCAAAACGGTCTATAACGTCCTGCTCGAGCGCTATGATTCCATGGAGCTCGGCGAGGCGAAGACCACCCTCGCAGACACCATAAACGCGAAAAACGCCGACCTGATGGCCCAGATCGAGGCGGAGCTGAAGACGATGCCCTCGAAGTCATACATCCAGGAAGCCATCGACCACGCCACGGACCTGATCGCCGGCGGCCTCGGCGGCCATGTCGTGATCGGCCGGAACGCCGACGGAGAGCCCGAGGAGATCCTGATCATGGACACCGCGGACCCGGCCACGGCCGTGCACGTCATCCGGATGAACAAAAACGGGATCGGGTTCAGCTCGACCGGCTACCAGGGTCCATTCACCAGCGCCTGGACGATCGATGGCCACTTCGTCGCGGATTTCATCACCTCCGGCGCCATCAATGCCAACTTAATCACGGCAGGAACGATGAATGCCGATATCATCCGGGCGGGGCTCCTCTCGGATGTCGGCGGGACGAACTGGTGGAACCTGGTCACGGGAGACCTCAGCCTCACGGGGGACGTAACAATGGCAAATAACGGAGTCATCACGCGGATCGGTCAGATCGTCTTCGCGCAGTACAACAGTACAGAGGGCCGGTGGATCGACCGCACGGCTTACGGTCTCCAGATCGTCCCGGAGACCGGACAGATCCATTACAGCATCACGCCCGTTGGCAGCCGGCGGCGAGTGTCGACCAGGAAGGGCTTCGATAATTCTGACTACGACGACATGGTCGACTTCACGGCCTCCAATGACAGCAGCGTTAGATATGTCCATACGATGCGCCACGGTGAGGTCTACGAGCACAAGATCCGGAGCGCCTCCACGCCGACAAACTGCGCGCGGCTCCGGTTCGGATTCGAGAACGGTTATTATTTTTTGCAATTCTCGAACGATACGAGTTTCGCGGTCAATTCGAGTGGTTTTATCTCTTTCTATCGAGGAGAGCTCTACTCGAACGGGACGAAGGTCGCCCTGGAGTCGACATCATCCAAGCGCTACAAGAGAGACATCGAGCCCCTGGAGGCGGAGGAGCTGGATCCGACCAGACTCTACGACCTGCCGGTCGTCCAATATCGCTATAAGGACGGCGCCCCGCTCCAGTACGCGGACATGGATGGGCAGCTGCTCCCCGGCTTTATCGCCGAGGATGTCGAGGCAGTCTATCCGGCCGCGGCGATCCATAAGGACGGCAAGGTGGAATCCTGGGACGAGAGGAGGATCATCCCCGGCCTGCTCGCCCTGATCCAGGACCAGAGGGCGATGATCGAGGAGCTGGAGGCACGCGTCAGCCACCTGGAGGCGGGTCAGCCTTACAGGTGATTAGTTAAATGACTTAAAGGAGGAGAGCATCATGGCATACATTGACGATGTTTATCTCGTCGTTAATATTGCACCGGTCGGCATCCCGACCTATGTCCGGCTGAGCCAGAATGAAAACGGCCGCCGGCTTTATTTTGCCGTCACCGGCGGCGAGATCCCGAGCGGCAGCACGGCCACCATGTCCGGGACCAAGCCCGACGGCGTGGTCTACAGCAAGACCGGCAGCATCAGCGGGAACACCGTCACATTTAACGAGGACGTACAGCTGACGGCCGTGGCCGGAGAATGGCCGGCGAAAATCGTCATCGTCAACGGTGGCGAGACGGTCATGACTGCCAGGATCCGGTTTGTCATCGACGCCGACACCGTCGCAGCCGGAGCCGTGCCCTCCGACAGCCAGCTCGAGGGACTGGTCGCCCAGGCGGCCGCCTATGCAGAGGCCGCGAAGGACGGGGCCTTTTACGGCTCGCCGCTGGTCGCCTCGACCGTGGCCGAGATGACCGACAAGACACGCGTCTATGTTTACACCGGATCCGAGTCCGTATATACCTCTGGGAATTGGTATTATTGGAACGGCAGCGCCTGGACATCCGGCGGCGTTTATAATGCAACCGCGGTCAGCACGGACACCACCCTCAGCGTGGCCGGCAAGGCGGCCGACGCCAAGGCCACCGGCGACGCGATCGCGGCCGTCACGATCCCGACCGACAAGACCCTGACCGTCTCCGATGCTCCGGCAGATGCCAAGGTCGTCGGCGACGAGATAGCTGATTTAAAGGATGATTTTACGAGGATTGAATCTTATTTGGCACATATTGGAATTAGTGAATCTGTAAAGATTGCGCTTTTGTCTTGCTTTAAAAAAGTAGCATGGGTGGACGAACTTGGGCAGACATACTATGATGCACTTGAAACGGCGTTATATGAAGCAGACTATCCGAGAATTGTAGCATCGTTTTCGCCCGGAAGTCGAACAATTTATATTGATGAAGGTCTTGCTGTATTGCCTCAGTATTTGACAGTAAAATATCAAGCTTCTAGGGATTCCGCAGATGTTATAATTCCTTCAACTGATTACATGTTATCAGGGGCACTTTCGGCGGGTGATAGCGTCATAAGAGTTTCATATAATGACTTGTCAACAACTTTCATAGTAACTGCTGTTGATTATTACAATCAAACACAATGGACTCTTTCTAGCGGCTTGCTGGATAAGATTGCAGGCAACGCGGTATCATATACAGGTTGGGGGCCGGCTATAAGTACAAGCAATCAAAATAGGAGAACGTTCTATGCAAAGCGAGGTTTAAAGCCTTTTGCCGACCACTCAGATGGGACGCCATTATCTGGAATTTATCCTATCCCAATACCTGATGGATATAATCATGTAAATGTAAAAATCACACCGAGCACACAATACTTGTATGTAACAACAAGAAGCTATATAAATGGGGAATACAGTCGTTATGCTGTTAATGATCTTCCGTGGCAATCGTCCGAAAGAGATGCGAACGTTTCTGTTGTCGAAGATGCAAAGATGTTTCTGGTTGTAGCATCAAAATATGATAGTACAGGAACAACATATCCCACAGAGCCAACAGAATTAACTGTTACATTTTCGAAGATTGAGGGAGCGTAAAAAATGAGTGCATTTAATATTAACGGTACAATAATCGCTGAAATGGATACGATTAAGCCAGCAACACCTGAAATGTTTGGCGCGGTCGGTGATGGGGTGACAGATGATGCGCTTGCAATTCAATCGGCATTAAATGCAGGCGGATATGTTTTGTTCGGAACCGGGAAGACGTACAAAGTTCAATCAAGACTGTTCCTGCGTGAGGATACTGTTGTCGATTTTAACGGCGCGACAGTAGTGCACGCGGTACATGGTACTTCAAGACTTTTCTTCAACTTTGCGGTTGATACTTCAACGGTGACGGGTTACAACGGCGACGGGAATATAACATTAAAAAATGGAACTGTTGTTGGCGGTGGCTTTAATCTTGCCCATGGCTATGGTATAAGATTTTTAAATATGGCGTTTAAAAATTCTGTTGGAGCACATTATTTTGAAATATGCGCTTGTAAAAACGTGCTTTTTGAATCTTGTACTTTTATTGGTATGGCTTCGAATGTCGCAAGCGTAAAAGAATATATAAATATTGACAGTTGCGACTATGATTCATTCCCGTATGCCGCACAAGATAGTGTGTTCTTTGATGGAACGGTCAATGATGGATTATATTTTAGGGGCTGTCTGTTTTCTGTCGGTGAGGATTTAACGTACAAAAACGGATATAATGCTATTGGCGTTCATTTTTCGCCCGCTGGATATCAGCATCATAAAAATATATACGTCATGAACAACGTGATAGAAGGCTTTTCTGAGTGCGGATTTAGAGCAAATCAAATGGAAAATGTATATATTTCTGGGAACAAGATCGTTGCTGGAACCGAGGGCGTTTTAGTAGGTGATAAAGCGAGCGTTGACGGAATTGTAATTATCGACAATTACATTGATGCGCCCGCTCTAGTGACTCTCACAAGCGGGTCATATACAGACTTAACAATTTCTGGGAATGTTGCAAAAGGCGAGAATCAATTGACTTAAAGGGAACTTTAAATCAGTTGGAGCCCTCCGGGATCCGCGAGATCGGCGGTGAAAGCTCAGCCTCTGCGGAGGCTATGAGAAAGGCAAACAACAGCACGGGCGGCTTCGGCCGCCCTTTTCATTGAAAAAATAACGGAGGCCGGAAGGAATGAAGACATCTCTGTGCACTTTTCTCGGGGCGATCGGTGGAGCGATCGCCGCGGCCCTGGGAGGGTGGGATGCATCTATCAAGACATTAGTGATTTTTATGGCTATCGACTACGTGAGCGGGCTGATCGTCGCGGGAGTTTTTCACAAGTCCGCGAAGACGCCGGGCGGAAGACTCGAGAGCCGGGCCGGCTGGAAAGGCCTCTGCCGGAAGGGCATGGTGCTGGCCGTCGTGCTGGTCGCCGCTCGCCTGGATATCGTGACCGGCCTCACCTTTATACGTGACGCCGTCTGCATCGGATACATCGCAAACGAGGCCATCAGCATCCTGGAGAACGCGGGCCTCATGGGCATCCCGATGCCGAAGGTGATCACCAGGGCCGTCGACCTGCTGACGTCAGCCTCGGAGAGAGCCGCGGAGCAGATCCCGGAAGCCGCTCCGGAGGAAGACCATGCTGAGCGGTGAGAATCTCACAGTCCTCCGGAATGTGATCGGAGGCGTCGAGTCGGGTGGCCAGATCTACGGCCGCCGGAACTACGGCGACTATGCCGGGCCATACACCAACAGCCCAGGGGAGCACACGATCACCCTCGGCTGGGGCCAATGGTACGGACACGAGGCCATGGAGCTGATCCGCCGGATCTTCTCCGCGGATCCGGACGAAGCTCGCCGCCTTGACAACTGCAGCCCTCCGGTCTCGGGCATGCTCAATATAGACTGGGTGGCCGAGAAGTGGGCCCCGACAGCAGAGCAGAAGGCCGTGCTGATCGCCCTGATCACATCCGAGGCCGGCAAGGCAGCACAGGACGCCCTTTTCGATGCCCAGATGGCCGCCTACATTAAAGAGGCGGAGACCTACACCCTGGACCCGAGGGCGATCATGATGTGGTGCGAGATCCGGCACCTGGGCGGCAAAAATGCGGCGGCCAGGGTCTTCGATTTATGTGCGGGAGACTACAGCACCGCGCGGATCCGCGCCGCGCTGCGGGAAGACGCCCGCGGATATTCCAATAGGGTCGGCTCGGCGAGGTATTCATCGAGACATGATAAATGTGTAGAGTGGATCGAAGAACACGCGGAGGTGGAGAGTATGATCTCAAATTCTGGGCATGATGAAAACGGCAGATATTCCGGCGGACAGGCCGGCGACCAGACCGGCGGGGAGTGGAGGATCCAGCCCTGGTATAACCGCCCGTGGAGCTGCGTCCTCCGCCATCCGGTCGCGGAGGTCCGCGAGGCCATCGCCAGGAACGCCGAGAGGGCGGCCCGGAACGACCTGATCGGATATAACCAGGACGACCGACTCAGCTACTACGAGCACCTGAAGGCCTCCGACTGGGACCCGTCCCAGGTCACGGTCCCGTGCGCGGCGGACTGCTCCGCAGGCGTGACCGCGAACGTCATCGCCGCCGGCCATCAGACGGGCCGCGGGGAGCTGGCCGCGCTGGATCCCGACACGTACACGGGAAACATGCGGCAGAGGTTCCGAGCGGCTGGGTTCTCGGTTCTGACCGATGACAAATATCTGACGAGTCCCGACTTTTTAAAGCGGGGCGACATCCTGCTCTATGACGGCCATCACACGGCCACCAACCTGACAGACGGAGAGCGGTCCGGCAGCTCTGGAGGAGGTGAAATCATGTTCGGCGTTGAAACAGTCAAAAGAGGATCAAAAGGCGACAGCGCCCGCCTGATGCAGATGCTCCTCCGGGCCCGTGAATATGTCGGGGCCGACGGGAAGCAGCTGAGCCTCGACGGCCACATCGGAGATAACAGCATCTTCGCCCTGCTCCAATTCCAGCGGCGGCAGGGCCTGGCCACGGACGCGATCTGCGGGCCGGCGACCTGGACGAAGCTGCTCGGCCTTCCGGTCTCTGGCTGATGCTACGACAATGCTATAATGATGCTATAGACGGCCCATCGTGGCCGTCTTTTTTTGTTCTTTAGGACTACTCCCAAAGGCGTACAAAATGCACAAAAAAGGCCCTTCATCTTTGTGCACTATCCCATATTGCAAATGTACGCCTACGGGAGTATATTATAATTACAGAGAGGAAAACAAGGGAGGAAACAAGGGATGTATAACAAGAGCGAGATCATGAGAAGAGCCTGGGAGCTGAAGAAGCTGAACGAGATCAAATTCGGGAAAACGCTCGCCGCTTACAATAAACGCGACTTCCTGACTTTTGGGGCCTGCCTCCGGATCGCATGGGACGAAGCAAAAAAGGCGGCCCGCATCGCCGCCAACCGCGCGAAACTCGCAGCGGAAGAGCTGGCAAACCAGAAGACCTTCACGGTCGCCGGATGGTTCGTAGCCCGCGAAGAGATGCACGCCAACAAGTTCGACGCCTCCAGCATCAAGAAAGAGACGAAGAAAGCGATCCTCGTACACGATGCAAACGGGCTCGTCTGGATCCCGAAGAGCATTATCACCTACAACATCTAAGCAATCACACATGGAGGAGAAAAAATGAAGAAGTATGCACTCACAGTTTACAGCGTAGAGTTCACCGAGCAGCCGACGCACGAAAACATTTACGAGATGCTCTGGAGCCAGAACAATGTCGGCGGCACTGTCCTGAAGTGGTATGACAGCCGTGAAGAGGCCTCGAAGGATCTCGAGCACTACACATCGAGGATCCGCCGTCAGGGGAGCTACGCGGTCCCCGGATATCTCTGGGTCGGCGAGATCTACCTCGTAGAGGCTTACGAGACAAACGGCGAAGAGGATCCTGAGTTCTGGCAACCGCTCGACGTGGAGCTGGAGGCCGCCGAGGACTTCGGAGACCTGAAGGCGACGCTCGAGGACCTGATCGAGGACGGGGATGTCGTGGACGGCAATGAGGACGAGGATGTGGAGCTGATCCGGATCATCGACGACAAACTCAACACGACGACCGTCCTGGTCTACCATAGGGACACGTCGAACGAGGAGATCTACGTCCTCCGCGATATGCAGGGATCCTATCCGAAGACCGTGGAGGAGGTCGGGGATTACACCTGGATCCGCGCCGAGGAGGCTGAATGGTAAAGGAGGAAGAAATGACAAAACTAAAAGAGACCCGGATCCGCTCCGGGATGACGCAGGCCGCGGTGGCGGCAGCGGCTGGAATATCCTTGAGAACATATCAAGGGTATGAGCAGGGACTGAAGGATATCAACGTGGCGGCGGCCGCCACGGTGCTGAAGCTGGCGGACGTGATGGACGTCCACCCGAGGGAGATCATGGAGGCGATCAAATGAGGTACTGGTTGGAGTTACACAACGACGACACTTTTGAGCTCAACACGATCGGGGACAACGACACCGTGATCCGCGGACGGCTGGAGGATGCCGGCATCGAGGGAGAGGATCCAGAGTTCTCGAACAAGCTCGACGACTACTTCGCGGCCGAGTTCGGGATCGCCCCGGAAGACTGGGAGATCGGATAAAACGGGGGCTATTTTATTTAATGACCCTTTTGGGGGCAGTATTGGGGGCAGATCCGGGCAGACGGCCCGAAGGTGCCCGCAAATACTGCATCCGTGGCCAGGATGGACAAAATGTGAAAAGAGTTGAACACGAAGGACACGGCTGTCCGCGGCTGTTCGCCGTCAGCCATCCGGAAGGCCCGTATTTACTGAGAATTTTGAATAATAAGGATCAAAAAAAACCGCCGACCTGCTCCGTGCCTGGAGCCGGATTCCGGCGGTTTTTTGGGGGCGTGTTTGGGGGCAGCTCCGGGGGCGGTCGTTAAACCGGAACCCTGACCTTCGCCGCGGCAGCGGCCGCAGCCTCGTCAGAATGGTGATAGTAGAGGTTCATCGTGAGCTCGATCGAGGTGTGGCCGAGGTGCTTCTGGAGCTCGTGGGGGAGCATCCCGCACTCGACCGCACGGGTGGCGAAGGTGTGGCGGAAGGCATGGGACGAGAAGGTGCGGATCCCGGCCTTTTTGCACAGGTTCCGGATGCACGAATTGACGATGCACGCCGTGAGGAGCTCGCCGCGCGTGCTGGGAAAGAGCCGGATCGGCTTCGACTTCCCGAAGAAGCCGGCGACAAAAGCCGCCTGATCGGCGAGGACCCGCCGGGCATCCTCCGACATCCCGATGGTGCGAGCGTGGCCATTTTTCGGGCTCCCCTCGATGTAAGCCTCATTTTTCTCACCGACCGCGACGGTCTTCGAGATCCGGATCGTCCCGGTGACAGTGTCGACATCGGCAGCGGTCAGGGCCGCGGCCTCGCCTGCGCGGCATCCAGTCGCCAGCATAAAGCGGAAGAAATTATAGTAAAATGTATCGCGGGCAGCTCCGAAGAATCGGGAGAGCTCCGCATCCGTCAGGGCGCGGTGCGTCGTCTTCGTGATCGGGTTCGGGTCTTCTTCCTTTTTTTTTCTTCTGGCGGCCAGATGCTCCGCCGGACTGTGCTGGATCAGCCGGATGCTCACGGCATAGTCCAGGATACCCCGGACATGGCCCATGATTACCTCGGCCCTCGCCTGGGTGTGCAGCTCCCTGACCTCCGCGGCGAGGGCGTCGATGGTGAGCGGCGTGATCTTCGCGACCTCCATCCTCCCGATGATCTTCCGGGGCGTCCGCTCCAGAGCTTCATAGCGCGAAAAGGTGGAGGCCTTAACCTCTGTCCGCTTCATGTTCCGATACTGGTCGCACAGGGCCGCGAAGGTGCACCGGCCGGAGAGGATCCCGGCCTCCAGATCGGCCTGCTTCCTGCGGACCTTCTCCTCGCACTCCTCCAGCGTCCGCGCGCAGATGCTCCGCCGCTGCCCGGTCACATCCGTCCAACGGTATTCAATGCGGCCGTCCGACCGCTGCCGATATCCAGCTCCTAAAGCCTTTTTTCTTCCCATCGCATCCTCCCAAACTAAAATAAACCTCCGGAACTATCGGCGGTGCATCGCACCAAAACGCAAGAAACGGAGGAAAACCCATGCTAAACATCATCAAACGGCTCTTAAATCAGTGTGACGACAGGCAGCTCCGCTTGGTCTATCACTTCATTCTTCATTTACTCGAATAAACTCGAGTTAAAATATTTAAATGCGCATTTAAACGCACTTAAACGCGTTAGATCGTGCATTTTCTGCGATTAAATTACAAAAAACGCACAAAATGTGCATTTTCTGCGTTTAATTTACAAAAAACGCGTTATTTGTGCATTTTTCTGCGAAAAGAGGAAACGAGAGGCCGGAGATCATTCCGGCCTCTTTTCTTCCGGAGCCGCTGCCGCGAGCTGGACGGCCGCCTGGGCGAGGAGATCCCACTCATGCGGCCCGAAGGTCGCCAGGACAGACAGAAAAGCCCGCTGAAACTCCGCGGACTCGTCTCCCAGGGTTCTGGCCACGAAGGCCGCGATCTGCTCGTCCTTGGTCATGGCGTAGAACATCTCGCCGCTGCCGTCGCGGAGCCACTCCGGGCGGACGTTAAATTCACGACAGATAGAAACAAACATCTGATCGGTCACATTTCTGGCGCCGTTTTCGATGTTTGACATGGCCGCACGCGATACTCCGACCCGGGCGCCAAACTCCTCGAGGGTCAGCCCCAGCCCGTCCCGCCGCAGATCTCTTATTCGTTCATTAATGGTCATTCTGATACCTCCTAAAAGCCACTATAGCACACATTTATGGCCCCACACAACCGAAAAGGTATTCAGCGAAAACATTTTTATTGACTTTGTTTTTGCCGTGTATTAAGATGTTTTTGATGAAACAAATTAGGCCATCACACACGGGAGGATATCACATGAGGAACTATTTTTCACCGACGCCTGGCGTCATCTACCACCTGCCCAGCGGCAGCGCCTACCGCTGCCTGAGCGCAGACACCGACAAGGCCCTGCTGCAGAACGTCGCGACCGGCTGGACGCTGATCGCCCACTATCCGGAGCGGAACGAGGACGGCACCATCGAATGGGCCTATAGCACCGCGGGACACTTTGAGAACATCAGGGAGGTGGCTACAGCATGAGTACACCAAAGACGATCCCGTTCCCTGGCCAGAACGAAAACATGAAGGCAACCGTGGAGCTGTCATCAAGTGAGGGAGCCGGAGCCATGAAGCTGACAGGTGACCCTCGCCTCTGTTTCCGCCTGCTCGCGGAGGCGATCATTCAGCTCGGGCCAAACATCCGCGACGGCATGGGGGACGACTTCGAGTTCTGGAAGAAGTTAACATTTAACGACATCTTCGAGGCCTGCTTCGGAGATATTGCCGAGGCGCTGAGAAAAACTGAAGCCGAGCTCAAGGATCTGGCGAAAGAGATCAAGGAAGAAGCGGCAAAGAGCGGCATCGTTATCGACGCCGACGCGATCGTCTGAGGAGGTGCCTGGATGCGAGTCAAGGACTTAATTGAGTACCTGCAGGGCTTCGATCCTGATTGCATGCAGATCGGCTGCCTGGTCGCAGATATCGCCGCGAGGCAGATCTTCGACGTGAAAGAGTTTAATCTGCTAACTGGCCCTGATCATCCAGTTTTCGCCATCGGGATCGGCGACCCGGAGCCCTTCGAAGAAGAAGAAGAAGCCCGCCGGTGTGAGGCGGCAGCGGAGGAGGCCGGCCAATGACGTACCAGAGAAGAACGGCCCTCCGGGTGGCATGGAGTCACATGGGCGACGCGCGCGCCATCATGAACGATGTCCTGGTTCGAGAGGACGCCGATCTGGAAGGAATGGACGATAAAACCCGCGAAGGATTCACAGGCCGACAGGCAGAGAAGGACATCAACAAGCTCCGCGATGCTATTAATTATCTCGATGACGCGATCAGTGAGCTTCTGGAGGTGGCTACGGTATGAGCTTAATAATCTCCACAGTCTCCACGGTCGCAGTGTGGACGGGCGCCAGTCTGGCCGCTCTGGCAGCGGTCGACATGATCATATATCACTACATCGACGAAAGGAGGGATCACCCGGATAAGATCTGATCCTCATCACCTACCAACAATCTACTATCATAACTATCTGCTATCACAACTTAATAGGGAGCAGCTGGAATTTAATAAGGTTCTGTTGGCCACCGCCGACGGGCTCGCTGAAAGAAGCACCAGGTGAACGTGCAGCTGCTCCCGCATGGTGACGACGTTTGGACGATGGCCCAAAGCGGGGCCGGAGGTTCGAGTCCTCCCGTCACCTGCAGATGCCGGCGCGGAGCTGCAGATCCGGGCATACCCAAAATAACGCCATAAATAAGGGGCTGATCCCAGCGGTGCAGACAGAAACGGAATGTCGACTGGGAGACCGTGACAGCCGGAGAGACGGCAGCCGAGACAACGGCATATAACCCTACCTCATGGGCTGAGGCGGTCAGTCAGGGTGTACGCGGCGGGACCGATATACAGGCCGCGGCGCGTCGGAAATTACCCAGGTTGAAGTGAAATCCGACAAAAAATAGTAACGATACAACCGGCGAGTGAACCACGCGTCAGGTGGACCGGGCACGCCGCACTCGTGAATTGCGGAGCCAGACATTAAGCCGGGGGTTCGGAAGGCGTCAAAGTAGTGAGAACTCCGGTCTGAAGCGGGATAGAGCAGTCAGGTCAGCTCGCGAGGCCCATAACCTCGAGG